GCGTTTCGACCACCCATAGTAAATCTACCACCAAACGCACTCATTTTATTTGGACCACCAAAACTTCCAATTCCTGATCTTATTCTATTAAACTGATTACCTATACCTGATCCAATTTGAGAACCTATATTACGACCTTGTGCCAAAACAGAACCAAAAGCAGCATCGGCTGCTGGGTTTGCTACAGCTGGGTTTGTAGCTCTGTTAGCTCTTTGTGCTACAGCTCCTACTCTTTGTCCAAGTGGACTAGCAGCTACTCGAGATGCAGCCCCTCCAATTGCAGCTCCTGCACTTTGTGCTATACCTGGAGTAGCGGCAACTAAACCTCTTATATCTAATCCAGCTAAACTTGTTCTTCCAGACCGTATTGCTGATGAAACTTGACCTGCTACATTTCCTAATTGTGGATATTTTTGTAAAATAGCAGTTCTAGCAGCGGCAGCTTTAGCAGCTGATGAAGTTCCTCTTGATGCATTTATTGCTGCTTGTGCAATCCTTGTTACATCATCGGCTATAGCTTTACTGGCTGTTGCTGTAGCTCTAGCTCCTTGTCCAACAGTTCTTCCTGCGGCAGCGGCTCTACCAGCCATTGGTCTACCGGCTGTTTGTGTTGCACCTCTTGCAAATCTTCCTGCTTGTGTGGTAGCTGTTCCTAATCCAGTTCTTAAAGTTCCTAAACCTTGAACTACTCTTGGACTGCTTAATCCTTTTCCTATAAATCCTCTTCCTGCTCTTGCTAATCCAAGAAGTCCTCTTGTTAATCCTGCTATTAAAGGTATTGCCATTATGTTATCACCACTGTTATTGTTCCTAGAGAACCTGTGGCACTTACTCCTGTCGGGTAAAACACTGGTTCGTATAAATTTCGCCAAGCATTGCCATCGTACGCTTGATGTACTTCGATCGTTGTATTGAATATTAACCCACCTGGGCTAAATTTTCTACTATTTCTTTCCGTTGTTGTGTAGGAAGGTACTACATTTAAGTCCAATTGGAAAAGGTTTTGTTCAATTGTTCTCACTAACCTATTCAAAGTATTAGCATCTACATCATCTTTATTAAATCGAGGAAGAGAAGAGAAAGCCTGTCTTATGTCATATCTTGGCATTATTGTCTCCCATCTGGTTTAACATCTAATCGTGTAGAACCTAATCGCCATCCTACACCTAATCTGTTGGCTGTGTTTTGTGAGCTATCATTATAACTTGATACTTTTAAAGCAAATTGTCTGCCACGCCCTCTAATATTCTTAACTTGTGTTTCTGAATCGACTGCAACTGTTGCATCGGTAACAAGATTTCCACCTGGTGCATCACGCATTCGTACAAGTAAATCAACAGTTTGTGCACCTGCTCCGTCTACTCCAATAAATTTAAAGTCTGGTATAACTCTACTAACAAAGGCAAATTGTTCACCATCTTGTAAGTCTATATCTCCAGATTGTACAAACACACCATCCATTGGAGAACCGTCATCATCATAACCAGTTTCATGAGCATACACATATCCAGTTGATGAACCTTTTGCAGCTCTTGGTTTTTGATAGATACCGTAATCAATCCAAGCTGTTCTTTCTAACTTACCTATAGACCATGTTTGTTGAACATAGTTATATGTTACATATCTATCTATTTCAGCTGAACCAGCGGAAGGATAAAACCAACCTACTTCGTCAAATGTCTGATTTGAAAAACCAAATATTTTATATCGTTCATCGTAGTTAAGATCGCCAAACACATATTCTTTAACAGTGCAAGGTAACGCTTGAATAGAACCTGTATATACATAGAAGTTAGATTTATCCATCCAAAATGTTGCGTCAGCACCATTGACAGCAGCATTAGGTCCTAAAATCGACGGACCCCTAGCGAGGAGAGAAGTGGTAAAGGGAAGGGGTCCGCCTACGAATCGCAATGAAAACAATGCGATGTCGGTCCATACTAATATTTCTTGTCTTGTTTGTAGACCACCAATAATTTCTGAGCCTAAGTTTAATTCTATTTGATCGGCAGTTGAAGTGCCGTCTGTTCTTATCTCCCAATCAACAGCACTATCTTGGTTAGATATTGCTATTATCATAGGGTCTATTGTTCCAGTTCTTGACGCTCCAGATATTGGATCAACACCAAGTGCTATAACATGTCCATCTCTTTCAGATACGATAACTTGATTGGCTTTAGTTGGTGCAAGGTTGGCACCTGCATCAGCCGTAATGTTGGTGGCACGGGAAGCCGTCCCTCCAGACTCATCCCATTTGTAAATAGCTCCACCCCGATAATTAATAATAAGGTCTTCACCGTAGTTATCCTGATTCCATAATCTAAATTCTGTAGGAGTACCATACCCCCAAGAACCTGAGTTCCAACTACTAGCACCCCAACCACCTAATAAGGATTGCTGGTCTTCTCCAGTTGGAATTTCAAATTTAAATGTTAGAGAGCCTCCAGTATTGGAAGTCGAACCAGAAGCAGTCGTATCTACTGTTATATCAAAATTATTGGCATCTACAACAGCTACCGTATGATTTTTATTAATTTCTGCAATTGGAATACCATTAACTGGTGCTCCAAGGCCAGATATAGTAACAAAATCACCAGTTGCACAACCATGAGATGTGACAGTAAACCGCACAGAAGTTGTGCCATTTGTTGTCATAGGATTGTTTACAGTTTGTGTAGCTCTTAATGGTGTAATGTCATAATAAATACCATCGTTTAAAACATAAAATTTACGGTTAGTGCCTACACCTAAATATTGATTGCCGTCAAAATCAGACCATTCAAATAATGTTCGGCAACTACCTACAAAAGTATTATCAGAATACTTTTCCCAACCACCTATTTTTTGAGGAAGACCAGATTGAAAGCGAACAAGATTACCATCAGTCCAGCCACCTTCGTCTGTATAATCTGTTGTTTCTTTATTTATTCCTGGTCTAAAATTAAATTTCGCTAACGGCATCTTGTAGTTCTTCCACTTTCTCTTCGAGGTCTTCGATTTTCCAGATAGCATCTTTCAATGCCTGAGTAAGTAAAGGAACCAGCTTAGAATGATCTAATTGCTGCAAAATTGGTGCGTCTGTTACTGGATCAACAGCGTCCTTGTCACCGGTAACTGCATGAGGCACAACTTCTTGTACTTCATGAGCTATAAAACCTTCTTGTCTTGTAGGATTAATAATATCCTTAAACTCATATTGAATAGGGCGAAGGTCAAGAACCCTTTCACATGCATCTTCTATATCACCAAGTTCATTTTTCTTTCGATAATCAGAAGTTGTATTATAAGAGGCGTTTGTGCCGTTATTTGTAATAGTGCCTACAGTTGTTGCACCATTTAAAAATGTCATATGTGGTATACCAGTACCTTGATAAGATTTATACATAGCATCTGTATCTAAATAAGATGTAGCGTTAGTTGTGGCACCTGTTGTTGTTCTACCTGCGTAAAAAATATTACCTGTATTATCTATGCGTATTCTTTCAGCTGAACCACCAGTCACAAAAGCTAATTGATTTGATGTTGCCTGTATTTCGTTTCCGTTAATATTAATACTATCAACAGTTAAATTAGTAGCAGGTGTATTAGAACCAATATCAACACCATCTATAGTTCCAGCATCAATATCGGCTTGATCTAAATAAGCAATACCATCAATGTATAAGTTTCTCCATTCATGTGTTGCAGAACCTAAATCATGTGTGTTGTCGGCTGCTGGAATAACACCTTCTGTTAAAAGAGTGCCTATGCCATTTTTTATATTACCGTTTGTTGCTCCAAGACCATCAGAAAAAATCATAGCCGTTGCACCATTTGGTACTGTTACTGTTGTACCAGATGAGCCTTGTTTAAATACTAAATTAAAACCACCTGTTGTAGCATTTTTTACATACCAAGTTTTTTCTAAATCATTTGGACTTAGTGTTATTGTTCTGTGTGCTGATAAAGTTCCAGTAAAATTAATGTATTTATTTCTTGCAGTTGAACTTGATCCGTCAGCAATAGCTAAAGTTGCGTTAGCATCTGACAATGCATGACTAATATAACCAGATATTGCCTGATCAACCAATTCCATATTTGTGTTTGTACTTGTGCCCCAGGTACCTGACTCCTCACCTGTGCCTATTAATTTTATACCTAAATTACTAAATGTAGCCATTACGCAGCAATCCTTACCCAGTTTGGAGTTTGGCTACTATCTACCTCTTGCCAAATAGCTATGTCGCCAATACTTCCTGTCATACTTAATCCAGTTGGGAAAATATCAGAACCCCAATTTATTTGAATAAATCCGATATCTCCTGTTGCACTTACTCCCGTTGGGAATACGCCAACACCAACGCCTACACTAACACTTGGTTGCGGAATTGTCATTCCTAAATTAACACTATTACCAATTGATACAGCCATACCCATTCCAGAGTGAGCAGTACAATATATATATAGTGTTGAAGGTGTAGAATCTGTAATTGTTATGGTTGTAGAACCTGAAGAACCAGGTGAACCAGAAACATTTACATTAGATGTATATTCTGAACCTCCTCCGTGTGTTCCGTTTGGCGTTGTTGAAAATCTTAATGGATGACCACCGTTTGAATTATCTGTTTGATCAAACACATAAGTAAACCCTACATGCAATGTGGTTGGCATTGATAATGCACCATCAATATAATATTTGTTTCCTGAACCAGCGTTGCTAGAAACTTTAACTGAGAAATTTTGATTTTGTCTTGGCTTAGCAATAACACCAGTTTTTGCAGTTTCGTCACCAAGTACAGCATTTATCGCAATTCCACTTGGGAATACATTTGGAGCTAATAGTACTGATTCATTACCTAATACAGCACTTGTATTGATACTGTTTCCAGTAACAAGAACAGTTTCGTTACCAACAGCTAATATAGAGTAAGGTCCAATTGTTTGGAATGCAGCTTGAACGCCTGTTACACCAAATACTCCACCAAATTGAACGGCAGGGCCTGTAAGTTGTGTTTGTGCTTGAACGCCAGTAGGTAATACAGTTACAAATTCACCAGCCGCAGCAGTTCCTAAAGCTGCGGTTAAAGAAAAACCTGTTACAGCAATAGTTTCACTTTGTGTAAATTCGCCTGGTGAAGCGAAAGCGTCTTGTGCGTATGAACTAGAACCAAATGCCATGTTATTATATTATCCTATTTTAAAAAAGAATACGAGTATTTGGTTATTAGCTCCTATTCCTCTGGTTTATATGCTGGTGTAGGTTCTGTAGGTAGGTTAGCTTCAACATCATAATCTAAATCCCAACGATCATCATTTGCATCAGTTGGTGTGTTATCTTCCTTTAATAAATCTTTACTTAATTCTTTTAATTGTTTTCTGTAAGCAGCAAACTCTGCAACAGATTCATCTGTTAAATTACTGTCTAAAAGTTGAGTCCAATCTGTTGCAGGAACTACTGCATCTCCTACAGATTGAATATGATTAGCTTTATTAATGTAATAATTTTCTAACCAATTATCATAATCAGCTTGTCTTTGTGCTAATTCTTTATCTGTTTCAGGTCTATTTTCTCTTTTTCCTGTTTCAGGGTTTTTTTCGTTAATAACACCTTTTTCTAAAGTTTCTGCTGATGGTTTTGCCATTTATCTCTCCTTTATGCAACTGTCGTTGGTTTAATGTATGCGTAAGCTACTGCTGAAAAATAATCAACATTATGTTTACCACTATATCCACCTGAAAATAAACATCCGCCTTGTGTTGCCCATGGAGCACCATAAGCATTATTGCTTTGACTTCTTCCAGTATTAGTGCTTCCACCTGTTGAGTAAGCTGTAAAACCTGCATTACTTATAGGATACATATCTCCAGAAGTATAATTATTTCGCCATACTGTAGCACGACACATTGATTGATAAGTACTACTTACCCCACAATTAATTAATACTTTTCCATGAATGCCACAACCTTGAGTAAAACTTGACCTTGTTTTATTATGATCATCATTTGTTGAGCTATTAGATGGTTGGCTATAAGATGTGCTTCCTGTCGCATATACAGACCCACCTGAATCAGGATTCTCATATGTTGCACCATAAGTACCACCATCTTGGTTTTCTGTCCATAATCTTGCTCCATTTGTATCTAAAGCAAAAAACCACAATCCATTTGATGGAACTAAACTATCTCCATTTACATAAGCCATAAAATCAATTTCTATTGCCCTTATATTACCATCAGCTAAATAATTTGTTTTTATAGCATCAGGTGCATTATGGACGCCTACAGAATAACCATAGTACCCATCATTACTGTTATATTTTACTGCTGTAGATTCTTCTGTAGTGTTTACACCTGTTGAACAAACATTATCAATTAAAACTTTACCAACTTTTCCATCATCGTCTGTAACTATAAGAGGTACATTACTTAAACTTGACTGACCAAAAGTTAAATTACCTGATGCATCAAGAAAACCTTGTTTTGTGCTTGATGGTCTTGATGACGGCAAAGACATATCAGCAGAGCCACTTAATGTTCCTAATTTATTTGTTGCTAATGTTGACATATTTTTATTCCTTTAAGAAGTTGTTTTAGGCATTCCCCATAATTGCATGAATCCCATCATTTTATAATTTGCACTACCAGTCGGTCCACCACTCTGATCCCAGACTTCAAAACCATTTACTTTGCCTGTATGTGTAGGTTGGTTTCCACGAGGCATACTAAAATGAGTTTCACCTAATTTCCAATTTTGATAACTGTTTCCATGACCTCTTCTTCCAAATGAACCAGTATCACAGATTACATTACCTGCATACCCACTTCCATTGTAATACCTAAAATTTCCATTAAGTCCTCCGTCTCCTGCATAAGTACCCTGATATGGTGCTGTATCTTTATCAAATGCCATATCATATGAAGAAAGATTAGGATTACTCATTGATTCCATTTTTATTTGCTGATAAAATTCATAATTACTAGAAGATGTTCCTGTTCCACTTCCAGCTGTTCCACCTGTAGTACATTCTTTTCCACTGCCTGTATCATTATAAGTTCTTACCCCTGATCTACCATTTCCATTAGGAGTTCTAGTGCCACTTCTAAGTGGAGACCAATATACATTACTACTATTATTATTATAATTAACGATTAAATTAAAATGAACTTCATAACAATAAATATCAGAAGCAGGATAAGTTGTGCTGTTATTTACAACTTTCATTGTTGTTGCTCCATTAGATTCTATATGATCTAATAAAACCCACCCAGGATCACTACCAATACTTGAAGTCAAATTTGTTAAAGTATTTGTTACATCAGGTGCAGTTATAACTCCTGAAGTGCTTACTTGAAGACCTTTACTACTTGAAGGTAAAGTTTTAGGTAATGTTAAGGGAGCTGATCCTGTTAATGATTGTATTTTTTCTGTTCTTACTGCCATTTTACACCTATGTTGTTTTTCCTGGGTTCATAATTGTTTCTGTCCAAAATAATCCTTCATTCATTACAGTACTACCTGTATGAGAATAAAATTTAATTTTTGTAGGATTATTTAAAGTTTGTTGCTTTGATACATATTGACCAAATACACCTACTATTTGATTACTACTGCTACTAGAATAACTATTTTCGTATCTATACGCCAAATAATTTTCAGATAAAACGTCAAGATGCAGTTCATCAACAACAAGTAATAAATTATATTCCA